CGCTTGCGAACGATATCGATATATCTTCTGCTTCTCCTTGTTAGCAGCCTTCCATTTTTCGTTCGCACGTTTTTGTGCTTCTGATGTCATCGCTTTTTCAACTCCTCATCAAGACGTCGATTCTCTCTTTCAGCATCATTATATCTTTTCCTAACTTGATAGTCTTTAAAAAAAGAAATACCTATCGCTATTACTGAAATCACAACTATAAAAACCCAGCTTTTATCCATAATATATGTTATGATGAAGGTGCACCAAACTAAGGGAATCGGCTCCCTCAGTTTGGTTGAACAATTACTTGTTGAGTTCTTGTTCAATTCTTTGATTTTCTAGCTCTAGTTTTCTCGCTTTTGCTCTTTCGATGCGTCGTTTAACTTGTCGGTCGAGCAAGTAGCTGATTACTAGGGCTATTGTAGTTGCCTTCGCCATATCTTTCCTCCTTCCTACATTATTTATTATACCTCCTAACCTATACAAAATCAACCTTTTTCTTCAAAAATTCCTACTTTTTTATATAAAAAAATATCCCCCGTGCCGAACGGGGGATTACGAAGCTATTGTATGTTATTTTTCATCTATATTATACCGCATAAATTGTCAGTATACCAAACGCTGACCGATATAGATCCTGTTAGGGTTGCCTATACGGTTAACCTGTACCAGATGACCGACCGACACTCCCAGTCTAGCAGAGATACCACTTAGCGTGTCCCCACGTCTGACAGTGTAGGCTCGTTGAGCATATCCATTCACAGTTACCTTTAGCCGTTGCCCTGGATAGACCCAGTTAGGATTACTCAAACCGTTCAATGCTTGTAAGTTTTGCCATGTTGTTCCATACCTATAAGCAATTCCACCTAAAGTATCGCCATATCTAACAGTATAATAGCTTGAGTTGTTAGATTGAACTGGAGCTGTTGCTTGCAGAATTTCAACATCAGACTTGTTGATCCATGACATAACGCCGTCTAACAATACTTTATTGCCAGATACTTGAATTACTTTATAAGAATTTCCCTTGATGAAACTTGGGATATATTGGCCTGTAGTCCAACGGCTAGCAGAATAATTTACCTTAACAGTATATCCTACTGAGATATCACGCTTAGGCGTATTGTCAGCCTTAATGCCAGCATCTACTGCTGGGGTGTGTGTTTCGGGCTTCTCTGGATTGCCGTTCTTATAACCACTATCAGTAATACCCGTCAAGTCAACGTTTCCGTCGAGCCCGCCGGCACGATAGCAGCTAGTGAATTGCCACTGTGCCACGCCGTCCATGCTCGGGAAGTACGCATAGTCCGGTGTAGTGGTGACACTGTAGTCCTTGTACGCGGCAATCCACAACGAGTTGGGAAACTCAGCTAAAATCCGCTTGTAGTCAACGTGTAACAGCGTGTACGGCTTGTACGAATAATAAATCGGAGTATACCCGGATTGTTTGATACGTCGCATACCATAGATGATGGCATCCGTATTTGCGGATTGATCGCAAGAAGCACCATCTTCATAATCCAGTGCTACGATTGAGTTTTTAGGCGTCTGAATCCGTGGTAAAAAATAATCCATGCACTGCTTAGCTTTGAAGATGTCAGAGCCGACCTGATACCAGATATACGTGTGCATCCTTAGTCCCTGCGCGATGCCGGTAGCGACCTGAGATTGGTAGGTGGCCTGCGTGTAGATGCCGCCTGAGTTTATGCCGCCGATTTGCGAGATAGCAAATTCATCACTGGCTTGGCCTTTAACGGCCGTATACCCTTGATACCGTGATAGATCCGTCCCCTGCGCTCTGCTTGCCTGCACGTTTTGACCGCATAAAAAAAGCCCTGCGCATACGGCAAAGCCCAACATGATTTTACTTCTCATCGTCATCACCTCGATAGTCATCGGATAACTTATAAATGTATTTTTTAAGCCATTCGGGAATCGGGATTCCCATCTGACCCAGATTTTCTATAATCGAAATCCCGTAAAAAAGGATATAAAAAATTAAAAGCGTATCGGCCATGCCACTCGCTCCGTAAATATCACATAACGGATAAAGTACGCATACAACTAGCAGCAAAGTCGAGTGCTTGATCAGGCCGCTGATTCCCTTACTGGATGTCGTTTCCTTGTTAATCAGTGATTTTACAAAACCTGTCATGACATCGATTAGAACCACTAGAAAAAACGCAAAGAAAACAGGGTTATCAATCAGTGCCGACAAATGTTTGATGTATTCTATATGCAACATTTAATCACTCCTTTTTATCCTCCCACCCACCGCATATTTGCCTTAGCCTACAATTTTGACCAGTTTCGCGTGCGCAAGATCGCTGATTTGCTTACGTGTCAAATCGTCAAGCGTTTTGCCGTCTGTCAAATCCGATACCGTCAACTCAATGCTTGCCGATACGTAATTAGGCGATGCGTCGAATCTCATCGAAACGTTGATACTTTGTGTTGTTCCGTCCTCATTAAAGTTGTATTGAATGTTAGTCAATTTCATTTTGCTCACTTTCCTTTGCTTTTAATTCGTCGATTTGTGCTTTAAGCTCTGCAATAGTTACTTTGTCGTTTGCGATTTCAATCGCTAGTTGTTGAATTACGTTTTGAGTATGATCCACTACTTATCAATCCTTTCTTTCAATGTATCAATTTCCTTTAATAAACTCTGAACAACAACTGTCAGATATCCCAGTTGTGTTCCGTCATCACGTCCCAAGCCGTCAACAAAAGCACCGGCCGCCCGGTACTGTGGTCTATCGTTAACGTCATCAATGATAAGGCTGGCATAGTGTTTGCCGGTCTCTCCAAACTCTTTGAACTGATAGTCGTAAATATCGGTATTTTTTATAGCGTTGACGGCGGTTTGAACGTCAAGCTTTTTGATATTCATTTTTTTAGATAATGCCGACGTGTTGACAAAAGACGGGGCGTGCATTTTTGGCCCCCACCATAAATCGGATGTGCTGTCATTAAGGGTGATGGTATGTTCGCCATTGTATGTCAGCCTGTTCATGATGATATTACGATTATCCTTGCCGCAAGCATTAAGTTTGATGTCCCAAGCGTTTATCACGATGGAAGAACCGGCTTTACTCAAATCTGCGGGGTTATTTAACCGGCCACCAACTTGAACATATGGTCTGTTATTAATATCCGAGATGCTTATGTCTTCATAAACTTCACCGGCTGTTATAAAGATAGTTTTATCACCCCCCAGCATCATTCTGCCATCATCAGCTCCGATGATTCCCGTTCCAGAAAATTTAGCGAAAAGAGGGCCGCTTAAGTAAGAAAGGTCACAATTGTCGGTCCTGATGTTAAACCCTCCTTTGCCGATTACACCTACTCCTTTTGCGCCGAAGATATTATCATCACACTTGATAACACCGTAATTTATGCTGTTACTCCCCCCGCCGGTCTGCCAGTATGCATAGCTAGCTAACGTTAACTTTCCCGACTCCATATACACGCCTTGCCCGCCCGAATCAAACGCTGCTAGCGTCCCATCTTTTATCCACACGTTATCGCTACCCATTTGGTTGTGTATGCCGTCTTCGTTGACCCACGTATCAGTCCCCCATTTGTTCTGATGTATTTCAACGGCTGTCAAGGTTCCTGTCGTGATATTGCTTGCATCGATATTAACGACGTTGATTTTGGCTGCATCGATAGTGCCAGCCAGCATCATGTCGGCTGTAATACCAGTTGCTTTTATCTTTTTTGCGAAAGTCGTCCCGTCAATCGCAACATCGCCGTTCAGCAGGATATGCTTTGAATCAATCTTGACTGCCGCACTAGTCATGTCGAATTTCGATATGTCAGAACCTCCGACTAGTTGGGCAACTTTTAATCCGATACCGTCCGATGACTGCTTGATTGACGTCATGTTTGACTGAGTGTAGTCATCTAGTTTTGTAAAGCTGGCATATGTCAGATGGACAGCGCTGGTAACCCCACCGTCTTTGACTGATATGCATGGCTTTACGCTTGTGATGCCGTCTGGCACGGTTATGATGCCTTTAATCCACCCAGTAGTATTGCCTGCAACTTGACCAGATGGCCCCGTTTGCCAAGCGGTTTTTCCGTCTTTAGTGTACCTAAAGAGACCCCTAACGTTTATTGCGCGCCCGCCATGCACACTGTAAAAGTTCGGGACTAACAATTCTACATAATACTTGTCGCCAGGATTTACCTTGCAATCGACATTCCAGTACAGGTCATTGGCGTTAGGCGTGCAGATGCATTTGTGGTAACCGTATGCACTATAACCAGTGATACCACTGATAACAGCTTTCGTTTTTAAGTCATTGCACGTCCACTCTCCAACGTTTCCGTCTCCGAAACTCTTTTTGCCGATGAGCTGACCGCTTGAATCCAGATTGTATTTCCACGCTTGCTGTTGGAAACCGGTTGCGTCTTGAATCCAGCTTGAATTCTGATTAATCTTAATCAACTTTTTCCAATCATCGGTGGCCTTTAAGCTATTGATCGTCGAGTTCTTAAGCGCATTCTCTCTAGTCTGCGTTTCCGTTTTGGTATACACAGATGATGATAAAGCATAAGTACGCTTTACTTCGGCTTGATAGGCCGTTAATGCGTCAGCCTGGTCCTGTATGCGTTTGTTAATGTCCCCATCCGACATGCACCAATCGGTGGCTTTGTTGCCTTTTTCAAGCTTGACGTGGCGGATATATACCGTGCCATCGGCAAAGTTGCTTTGATACCTTCCAATTAACACGCGGTGGATATTTGACTGTGTCATTTCCTGCGACCACGTCCATGTTATCCAGTACCGCTTCCACTGCGTCGACAAACTAAGCGGGGCGTAACCATCAGAGTTTCCGGTCGGTGTGGATGTTTGACAAGTGACCGTGCGAAGGCATTTTCCGTCGGCATACTTGCCCGAACCATCGTAGAAATGGTTTACGATGGTTGTTTTATCAGTCGTTGCTTTTGCCTCAAAACTTGCCGTGAAAACCGTTCCCGTTGGTGGTGTGGCTAAAGTTTGCATAAAAATGTCAGTGTGTCCTGTAGCAGGTCGCTTAGCTGACCGCTCTCTTTCGCTATCATCCAGTAAGTTTGTCCCACCGATTTGTAGCCCGTCAATCTTGCCACTCAGCGATTTATACGATTCGGTCGTACCATAGGCATCAGCCACCTTTTTGGCAAATCCGTTGCCGAAAGATCCAGTCGATGTGTTGTAGTCAAGCGCACTAATCAAATTGGTTGTTTGCTTTTTTGTTTGACTGGTTTCATTGCTGTAGGCAGATACCAAAGTGTTCAAATCGCCAGTTGCCCCATCCTTACCAATCAATTTCCTGATAGTAGTATCATAACCGGCTACTTTCGTATCAATTCCGCTTGCCTTAACCACGCTGTTGGCGAAACTTGTCGATTTCATCGTACTTTCAATGTTTTCGGCCCTGGTCTTTACAGACTTGACATCACTCGCGAGCGTGTCAACTTTATCTGCCGTCTGTTTAAACTGTGTCCCTGTTACATATCCGTTCAAATCGGTTTTATTGGCTTTTTGGCTGAGTTCGGTTGACGTTTGTCGCTTGAACGTGTTGTACTCGTTGTCATCAACTTTTGAATCGACCAAAGATTCAATTCGGTTATTTTCAGCTTTAACGCTGATCAATCCGCCTTTTCCGTCGCTCAATGCTGCTTCCAGAGCACCCGCTCGGGCCGATGCTGATGTAACCTTGCCATCAAGGGTAGCATAGGTAGCTTTTACGCCGCTGACATCTGACTTGATTTCTCCAATTGCTTTGCCGTTTTTTGTCACGGTTTTAGCAACGTCATCAACTTTAGCACGCGCTTCGGCAGCAACACTGCTAGCCTCTGTTGCATTTTCAGAAGCAGTATCCGCAGTTGCCTTTGCCGCTTGAGCCGTTTCCGAGGCTTTAGTCACAACTGTGGAAAAAGCCTGCTTCTCAGTCTGGTAAGTTTCGTTGGGAACGTACTTATCATCGATTTCTTTAAATTGTGCGTTGAAATCTTTGATGGCCTGGTCAACTTCCTTCTGCGTGTTATACAATTCGGTGGTTGATGTGATTAGTTCCCAGTTCCCGTTTTTATATTGGTACATTTCAGTCTCACCGTTGCCCAAGTCTTTGTACCACAAATCGCCTTCGACGGCATACAATGGTTGACTAGCGCCATAGAAGTTGGTATTTTTGCCGTTTGCCGACTGCAACGCTGATTGTGAATACTCTTTAGCCGATTGCACGGTATCTTGAACTGCACTGATCGTTGACGTGATACTTGCTTTCTGAAAATCATCCCCCAGCTCGATCGTGTTGTTCTGCGCATTGAGCAAATCGTGAGTGACCTTGTATACACGCGTCAGGTACTCTATTTTTAAATCATGCCTGATAATCGCAACAGTATCGCCCAAATTTAAACTACCGACGTCTGTAACGGATGCTTTAAACGATACTTTAGGCCGCTTGAGTTCTTGCAGCTTGTCATACGTTGCCTTTATCAATAAATTTTTATCATTGATTTTGTCAAATTCGACAAAGCCGATTCGCGGTTTACCGTCAGAAAAGCCATATACGGCCGTTGCGGACGGGTCCTCAAGATATTCTTGCCCTGCCGGTTTATCAAGCGGATTGCCCGCTGATTTTTTCCAAACAACATCAGCAAACGTGATCTTACGACTGTAACCGTCAGGACTTCCGTCAGTGCCTTCGCTGACCTGCACACTGGCCCCGCGGCCTACCAGTGCAGTTACCAGTTCATCGCTAGATTGTTCTCGCGTTACGCTTAACAGTTTGTCGCCGTACTCAAACCGCCGCCCCGTCCTAGCTCCTTGTTGCTGATACAGGTTGACCATGCGCCTTTTGACCTGATTGTCAATCGGGTCAAAGACAACATCGAACGTGATTTCGAGGTTAAACAAGTTGACCACGCTCTGCAGACTGGCTAACACGGTCGTGTAGTAGAAATTGGTTGTTTGCGTGCCGGTGTCAGCAACGTAACCGACCGAATATCGTGTTTGTGCAAGGATTTGCGTCAGCATTTCTTTGGCAGTTCGATTTTGCGGTCTCAAATCTTTGATATATGAGTATGCGCCTAGTTCGTCGTATGCCGATTCAACTGCGGTATAGTTGACCTGATTGTCTTCTTGAGTTTCGGTCAAGATTTTAAAGCACATATACGTTGTCGCATTCGGCCGTTGGAACAGTACGTACAGACAGTCATCACGCAATTTTTTAGCAACGGTGAATTTCAAACTGCCAGCTGTGTTAATCTGTTCTTCAAACGTTGCGCTTAAAATATCTGATGATGCTATGCCGATAACATCCTGTCTTTTATTTAGCTGATACAAAATCACAATTTTTTCACCTCGAATCTGACTACATACTCGCCGCTTGAGTTAAACGTCAGCACCGCATTCTTATCGATCGTAAAATCGGCGAAGTTGCTGTTAAGCGATACGCTCGACAATACGTTTGCACCATTGACGGTGCATGACAACGTTCTAAAATCAACTACTATCTTTTTTTCGGCTGAAACCGATTGGTTGAGCAAAAACTTTTTCCCTTGGTTGCTTGTCATCTGAAAAGCAGAGATGGCTGAGGTAGGCGTAAATTCAACCGAAAGAGGGATGTTAGGAAATTCACTGTCGTAATCGGCAAAAGCAACCGTTTTGCCAGTGCCTGTTTTTTGCCGTGCAATTGAATAACAATATGGGTCGCTCAACGTCACTTCGATTGAGCCTGTCGGGTGTAGCGTAGTATCGTCAAGCGTAACCGATGTCACTGTGCCCACGTATTTATACAGCGGATCATCGGCAAACGAAACGACGGTATTCTTAGCTGCAGTAATCTGCTTGAGTTTGCCCATCTTGGCCATCAGATCGGCTAGGCTGACAGATTTAAGAAAAAACTTAATCGTCAGCTTTTTTGATTCTAGACGCGAACTCAGATACTTGGCGCCATCACTGGCCAAATCCGTAGCAGTTACTGCACGGGTAAACCCGCCTCTGCCAGTTACCGAAAGCGTAATGAACCCATCTACGCTACTATCCAAGCAATGACCACCATAGCTAAATGCCACTTGAGATTTCATCTAACCCCTCCTTTTAGAATTTATAATTGCGTTGGAACTGTGCTTTAGTCCCCTGCGCTTTTGAGATGTCGTCAACGAATGCAGAAAAATCACTGTTTCCAAGCGTTAAATTGATTACAACAGGTGTAGCGCTAGCGGTGGCCATGCCCGGGTCAACGTTTCCGGTTGCGGTAATCGCAGCAACCGGATTACACGTCAACGTGTCTGCAATAGTGCTACTCATGCCCAAAACGGTTGATTTGACGTTTTCAAAACCGGAAACCAATCCGCCGTTCAAGCCGGACATGATCGCATTGCCGGCCGGAATCAACAGTTTTTTATCATAACTGATAGGGCCCTTATGTTTCTTAATCCACTTGGCAATACCTCTTACAAAGTGCTTGACACCTCCCCAAGCGGATTTGAGACCGCTCAGAAGACCGTTCATGATAGCTGCACCGGCATGCCATAAATTGATGTTCCGCAATCCGTTAAATGCAGACCTAACACCGCCCAAAACACCCTTGACGCCGCCAGATACGTTGGAGACGCCACGGCCGAATGCGCTAAATGCTGCCTTAGCGCCACTGACGGCTCCGCGTACACCGCCGGATACTCTGGAAACAACGCTGCCTAATCCATGCCATGCTCCTGATACTGCACTCCGCAAGGCATTACCGGCAGACTTCAAACTGTTCCATGCGATTTTCAAACCGTTGACTACGCCCTTGACTCCTTCACCAGCGAGCTTTACACCATCCTTGATCCCGTTCCACGCAGTGCTGACAACGTTCTTCATCGTTTTAGCCGCACCGCCCAGACCACCGAACTGACCGACTAACTGACCAATAAACGAAGCAAGAGCTGTCAAAACCGGTGAAAATGCCTTAAAAGCTGCAACAACGACATTGACAATCGGCGTCAACACTTGAATGGCAACTTTAACAGCATTAACCGCAAACGTGATTGTGCTAAGAACGCCCTTGAAAACACCGCCAAGAAATGCACCCAGAACTTTAAAAGCCGGGGTCAGCGCTCCAGCGATTGTTTTAAGCAGCGGCTGGCATGCGTTCCATAAGCTGGTTACTGCTTTGATCAGCGGGCTGACTGCCGGCAATGCGACGCTCGCAAATGTTTCAAACCCTGCCTGAACTGCCGGAAGTACAGCAGAAGCCAGTGATTTCAAGCCGCTGAAATCAAGATTGTTTATACACGTCTTAATCGTGTTTATTACGGGCGTCAATGCCTGCTGAACTTTGCTAATGCTGCCCGAAACGCTACCGAAATCTATTTCAATGCCAAGATTCGAGAACATCCCTTGAAGTCCCTTTTTCAGTTCCGGAATGGCAGCCTGTATAAATGTCGAAAGAGCACTCGGCAACGTCGAAATCAAGCGGCCTAGCATTGGTACAAAATTGCCAAAGAAGAATGTTGATGTAGTCTTCGCCAGCGCGTTCAATGACGGAGTTATGTCTAACTCGCCGTCAGATAGATTGCCAAGAACATCCTGAAACGAAGCCTTCATCGAGTTGAACGACCCCTGAAGCGTAGTTGATGCTTCCTTGGCCGTTGTACCCGTAATCTTAAGATGTTCCTGAACCGCATGGATTGCCTTGACAGTATCGCCAAAATCGCCGACAGTGTAGTGTTCCCCCGTCAGCTTTTCAGCGTCCTTCATCAGTCGTTCCATTTCGGATTTAGTACCACCATACTAGGTACGTATTCGCCATGATTCGCTACTTCATGACCGCCCGTTTAGGGCTGCTGCATGTCGCCATGCAGAATAGACTATCTTTTGTGCATATAATCTTGCACCCTAGCGCTTCGGATTCGCTTGAATCCTACTCTACTCCATTAAAAAAACACCCTTTCAGGTGTTTTCTCTGTTTCGATAGTCGTTACACTTTCAAGAATTATAAATCGAACGCTTACCGTTCTTATAAGAAAATTGATATCCCCTCGTTTTTCCACGCTGCCCAATTGTACCTTTTTCTAACATTAAAGAAATGTTTGAAATAGTACAACCGAAATATTCGGCAGCTGCTGATATACTCTCGAACTCAAGCTTTTCGATGACATCTAACCACGCTAAATGTCCGCCACCTCTTTTTTTTCGTTCTTCTTTATATCTAGTAACAACAACCGCTTCACTTCTTACTCCAACGGTCTCAAAACGTGAGTTATTTTCTGAGTAGGTTGCCCACCTTAGATTGGATATAGAATTGTTTTTTCTATCACCATCAATGTGATCAACCGTTGCCTTTTTCTCCGGATTCGGAATAAAAGCTTCAGCTACCAATCGATGTATTGGCACCTTTTCAGATTTGTTGTTTTGATAAAGGTCAACCATCAAATACCCGTTTCTTTTATTTGTAAACGAGTTTTTAATATGTTTTGTTTTATCATTTCTAACTTCACCGTTTTCATTAATTGAATAATTTGGATTTCTATCAATTTTCTTCCACACTTTGCAATCCCCCACGTATTTATATATTTTATTTTATCAAACAAATACGTAAAATTCCAGCAAAGCATCTAATTCTTGCTTAGCACGGTATTGTCTAAGCCACTAAACTTAGAGTTTCACCGTTTTCACTAGGTTTATACTCGGCTATGGTTTTTCTACCGAGTTTCAAGTTGTCCAACATTTCATAGTTGCCACGGGCAAGAGATTGATACGTTTCCTGAACTAGTTCCATATCGGTGCCCATTTTATTAGCGTTATCGCCCATGTCCGTCATTGCGGTATTAGCCAGTTTTGCGGCCTTTTTCGTGTTACCACCGCACGACGACACAAGGGACGCCGCAAAACTGGTTACGTTTTCCATATATGAGTTAGCCGACACGCCAGTTGTCCGGTATGCCTCTTGTGCATATTTTTTTACCGTGCCGGCAGACGACTTGAACAGTGTTTCGACACCGCCAATCGATTGCTGCAGTTTGCCGCCTTCGCTGATTGATGCGGCAATGGCTTTTCCGATACCCGCCGCGGCGATGGCTGCAGAAGCGGCTTTAGCCAACCTTGAGCCTAAACTAACACCGGCTGTATGACCAGCTTTTGCTGATTCCGGAACAACAGCTTTAGCAATCCCATCACTGATGCCCCGTGCAGATGGTACGATTTGCACATACGCTTTACCAAGTTCAGTCGCCATTGTCTACCACTCCTTTCAGGATTCTGTTGCGTGTTTCTTCAAACTCCTTGCCGTTCACAAATGATACATTTTCGGTTTCAGATTCTTGTGCGTTACCCATCAGCAAATCTACTATGCTCGTTGGCCTGTTCTTGCCGGTTTGCGCATCCTCCGTTTTTTGCCAAATGAGAATGCTCAGCCTGTCAAGTATGCCAGCCTGTAGCAACGTGTTTAACGGCAACGTTGTATCAGCCATTGCCATTTTTATCCTAGAATCATCCCTCAGCCCATATACAAAAACAGCTACCCGGTCCGCAGGTAGCTGTCTATAGTTGTAGATGCCGTATGTTTCAGCCAGGTCACATGTCAAAGCATCTTCATCAGCGCTGATTGCGGCGGCAAGGAAAACTATTTTTTTAACTCGGCTTGAGTTGAGAAAATGTCTTGAAATTCGGTCAGCATCTTCTCGATATCAACAACCCCGTCTGCATCTCTGACATGATTTTTAAGTTCCTCAACTCGATCACCCAGTAACATCTTAAAGATTTTTGGCAAGACAAGCGGATCATCGTCAACCTCTGCCAGCAACTCGACTAACTCATAATTCTTCAAGATTTTTTCATCAAATTCATATTGGAAACCAGTCTTAGTTTTACCCTTAAGCATTAACGATCACCTCTTGAAACTGCCGTTTTAGGCTTAACAATGTATTCATAATGCGTATTTGAGTTGTCATCGGGGAAACAGGTAACGGTAGTTTCGTAACCGACGTTATCGCCGTCCTTATACTTGATTTCGCCAACGTCCGTAACTTTGGCAGACGGAAGAACAATGCGTTTGAGCACGTTGTTACGCAGTACCATTTCGATTACGATTACATGTTCATCGAGTTCTGTTGAGTTCGATTTGACCGTAATGCCCGTATCGAGGTCGCCCGTTACATTAGAATCACCGTAAATTTCTTTAAGAACGTCAACATTCAATGCCTCAATCAGCGTATATTTAAACGTGTCTGTTTTTTCGGTTTGAACCGAGTTAACGATGTCGCCGCCCCAACTCTTGATGTCGGTGGTTTTGCGGTCATCCGAGTTCTGTACGCCATCGTCGGACACATATCCCAGGCATTTAAAAGCCGTATTAAGCGCGGTGGTTGCGTCAGTCGGCAATGCCGTGCCGATTGGTGCGCTATAGATACTGCCGCCCACTTTAGGCTTGGCAGACGTAACGTATTTAGGTTGATTTGCCATGTTTATACCTCCTGTAAATAATTAATATCAAAAACCGCTTGATAGCGGTAATTCTTTGTTTCTGTATCAGTATAGTTATAGTTACTATTTAGATGCGCGCCAGTGATGTTTTCGATTTCGTCGAATTTGCTCATTGCCTGCACAACTTGATTGTTTAGCAAAGCCGCATTATACAGTGATGCGGCATATGACTGGATAGCAATGGTCGCTTTCTGCAAATGGTTATCGCTACTGCCGCCCGTCTTTTCGACAATGACAAACGGAACATCCGTGCCTGCTTTATGCTCAAACAAAACGGGAACATCTAACGCGCCATTCAGATACTGCTTTAAAATCAGTTCAATCATGTGCAGCATTCACCGCCTTTAGTAACACATTATGCTTGGCATTGCTGCGCTTGGCTTTGATGGTTTCAGCGGAAACCATTGCATTCGCACGATTTTTACCAACATAAATGTCCTGTTCATAACCATCTCCGCACTGGTTGCGGATTGCGGTCGCCTTATCCCGTAGAACGGCTTGCATTTCCGCTGATTTCATCAGCTCCGCTACTCCGGCACGATTTAGAACGAATTTAGAATTACTCATAGCGCTCTACCATCACTTTCTTATTCCACGTCAGCGGTATCAAGCTTTCGATGCCTTCCTGAGGAATGCCCACAGTTCGCCAGGTCTGACCAAAAAACTTGACCTGCCGATTGGCCCAGGTGTGCGAATCTCCTTTAGGTATGGCTAGCTCATACACGATCTTCTTGCCAGTCAAGCTCATCTCGGCAGTAACATCATCCGTTGACGCTGGCGCTACCAGAACGTTGTCAACCGCAATCTCTTCCTTGACCGTAACTGGCTGTCCGAACGGGTCTTCTGATTCCTCTGTCTCGTCAACGAGAATAACTGTAATTCCTTTAAGCATACGGGTCAATCACCCCGTATCTCTGACGTTTCAATCCCAGGCGCTTAAGCTCAGTGTCCTTGATAAACAATCCACCGCCAGGAACAAGGAATGAACCACTGTAGGAGTAGCCTAAAGCGCTCTCCGTCATCTGTGTCATCGGTTCCTGATCAGTTGACGTCATCAGCGTTCTCGCTACAACATCAACGGTCACAGACTTTAAAACGCTCGCATAAGCATCGCTGTCGGCCGCCAGTTCATCAAGATTTTTGCCTACTTTGTCCGCTTCGACACGCAGACTGTCAGAGACAATCTCCAACAGGCCTTCCGCACGCTCGCGTTCAGTCGGCTTTAATACGCGCCATAATTTTTCAAGATCTTCGATGGTTGCGAAGTTTGCCACCCTACCACCCCCTAAGCTAATCTATGGTGACTATTCTGCCGGTGCTTTGATACGTGCAAACGCCTTCGCGTCAAGCACGCCCCAACCGATAAACGACTCGGCACGAAGCAGCACTTCGTTGTTTGCCTTGAGGTCGCGGCCCGTCTGATCAGGGTCGCCGTATTCGATAACTTCAAGCGGAATTTCTTCCGAGTAGCCCCACTTGAAGGCATTTTGGAAGTCGCCTGCAATGACATAATCGTTTTCAGACGTAGTGCCTTTTGTCGCAAGCGTCTTGTTGACATCAGACGTCATGCCGTAAAATGCATCAGGATTCTGACCAAAGCGGAATTCAGGATACTGAACTACACCGTTAACCTTAACCTGTGCCAGCGCCTGACCAGCTGCAGGGGAAAGTGCGAGCCCGGTTACGTCATAGTCGTTGGCAACAACCGTTTGAACGATTGCGTCAATCTGATCATCGATTTGTTTCTTAGCGTCAAAATCAACGCCCGTTACCAAACCGTCAAGAGAATTTGTCGCCTTGAATGAAGCATCAGTGAGCGATTTCGGTTCAAGGCCATGGATTGCTGCCAAGTCAAAAGCAACCGCAATCTTTTTGGCAAATCCATCGCTAAAAGCTTGAAGGTAATCAATCTGTTTTTCTTCTGAGCAATACTTAAATTCATCCGAAATGCGTGCCTGATAAACAAACTTCGTGGGGCGAATAACCTTCGATTCAAGCGTTGCCTTGCCCGGCTTCTTCGTTTCGCCTTCACCAACAATCTGCGCGTTGCCTTCGAGATTAAAGACAAACTGTTGTGAGCCGCGGAATGGAATCGGTGTTTGCGCGCTGAGTTTTGCAAGAGTTGAGTAGCCCTTGACCTTCGACATCAGCTCCGTAACAAGTTCCGGCGAAAAAGTTGTACCGCCTTTTAATGTATCAACCATAATATCAATCTCCTTTTAAATTAATGTTCTGTAAGCTGGCGCGTCATCTGCGCCCAGCCTTTATCATCAACTGCCGGTTCTGTCGATTTCAACGGAGCAGCCGACTTAGGCTGCATGTATCCGGCCAGTGTTTCTGCATCGCGCTTCAGGCTGTCTTCATCATCACCTCGTAGCCGATTGGCAAACTCAAGTGGCAAACCACTCTGCAAAGCCACGCGGGTTTTCATTTTCTCCGTTTCATAACCAGAAATCTTGGCCTGCAGGTCTGCGATTTGCTTGTCAAACTCGCCTTTTGCCGATTTGGATGATTCGACCGTCGAATGCAGCTCAGCATTTTCAGTTTCAAGTTCCTCAACGCGTTCCCTGAGCTTGTCGTAATCGGCGTACTTCTCCTTCTGACGCGCCAAACGCTCTTTTACGATACGATCAAGTTCTTCCTGCGTTTCGATTGTTTTAAATTCAGACATATCACTGTCTCCTTTCTCCGCATTTCCCGTGCGTTCGGTAATATAAGCAAACTAGTAGCTTACTTTCTGCTTTTTACGGGGCTTGAGGGTTGCACAAGCCCAGTGCGCAAGCAGAGCGCTATCCATAACACTGATATCCATGTCATCAAACTGCGATCGGTACCCAAAACCGCCGCTTGAGCCAATGCTGCGCTTATCACAGTTCGTTGCAATTCTGCTAAGCGTCGGCTGCCCTGCGTGACATAAGGTTTTCTCGTAAATAGCCTGTTCCCACATGGAGTTGGCCACTATTACTTCCTTGACAGTTGGCAAAACAACATTTTTGATATGGTACTCGCGCAATTCTTCGTCCAAGATTTTCTGACGGCTTGCACCATCGATGACGATTTGCTCCACATCAGCGTTGCGGAGGAAGTTTACGATCCATCTGTTGCCATTGCGTACAGACTGGCAGTCAATGGCTTCGACAAAAATTCGTCCGTCGGTTGTCCGCACAGCTATGCTCATTGCGGCATTGGACCCATCCTGACCGTACTTAACGGCTGCAAACAGTCTGCCCTTGAGGTCAGGCAGACCGTCCACTTTCAAGCCGTCCCAGTCAGCGGCGGAAATTGCAGATTTCTGATTATATGAAGGCCAGTAGCCTAGGCGTTGCACATTGTGATCGAGCTTGTCCTCGCCCAGCTCAGCTTCAATCTTGCGTTCCGTCAGATGGAACCCCAGCGACGGGTTGGAGTTGTACCATGCATCCACATCATCGATTTCCTTTTCTTCCGAAACCGACCACTCCGCCCAACCGGAATATTTTGCCTGGCCGAACAGACATGCCTCGCGATATTTAACAAAAACAGTCCCGGAAGAAACAGGAGTTGGCGGTGTCCCGCACATGACTGTCATAGGATTGTTGCTATCGGTCACCGTGTACTTGAGTGCCGATTCCTGTTCGGTCGTATACTCCTGCGCCTCGTCGATAACGAGAAAATCAAATCCTTCGCCCAGTCCGCCGTTGGATGTCCTCGTACGAAACTGGATAATTCCGCCCGTCTCATACAGTTCAATGCGTTCCTGGCCTTTGGCTCTGATTGAATTGAAATCTTCGCCGTCCTTCATTCCCATCTTTTCAAGATACTTCTTAACCTTTTCAAAAGATGAATGAGAAGTACTGATCCTGTGCGCCGTATGCAGCATGTTAAGCCCGTGCTTAAGTCCCCACAGTTCTAGGATATAGATGATTTCCGTTTTACCGTTACGGCGGGGTATAGAAAAACCGAACTTCTGATGCACCCATAAGCCATCCTCATCAACAGCCATGATTGACTTGACAAGATTTTTCTGCCACGGGTAGCTCTTCAGCCCGGTTTTTTCGTATATTGCGATTGCTTCATCCGACAAGGATCCAGTGTATGGTAGAATTACCGATTGAGTAGGATTCTGATTGCCTAGTCGTTTTTCAGCCATGGCCTTCTTCCTTTCAATCGTATTGCCCAGTTTAACGCCATATGACAGGGCAAAAAAAGAGTATAAAAATAGCGGTTAACTTAATTAACCGCCAAATACCATTTCGATTAAGCCAACCACATCATAGTCATCTTTAGCCATGTTTGCACCTCACGTTACAAATGAAAGTCAGCTATTTTTTTCTGGCTGCTCTCATCTCACGTTCCTTGCGTCTTTTCTTTCCATACTCTTCTAATTCTTTTGCTCTTTCTTTTTGAAGACGCAGTTCTTCTTCGGTATAGTCATCGTAAGATTCTGAATCAATTCGTTCCTGATAATATTTTCGAGCCAATTCCTTACTCAACATAAAAATATCACCTCAATTTATAAATATATAAACCAGCCTCTTTTTTCACTAACTCTAAATTAGCACCACTGTTTATAATAAACTCTCGCTGCTTTCTATATGCTTCATCAGCTATCAACTCAACGTAACCGCCATTACTTCCCCTGGGAACAATAATTGCCACATTGGGCACCTTTCCTATTACTGCCTTTGGCATAGCTGAAGTACTTAAAAACTTATTCAACCGCTTATTAAGTTTTTGGGGTAATTTATCGTTCCTATATACTATTATATCATCCTTTAACTTAAATTTCGATATGGCGGCCTTGATATTGTCTGCGTTTCTCAAAATGATTTCCTTTTCTCTTTCATCTCTTGGGAAATAACGGCCTTCCAAAAATTCATTGATTTTGAAAAACAATTTCTTGCCATCATCATCTGTGCCATTATACGTGTATTTATTAATAGACCTTATCTCTTCATCTTCCAAGTCTTTTTGCCATATTCTTGTCTCTTTCCTTAAAGACTCAACAGCCTTCGACGTAGGAATCGGATTATATCCCAATGCCCTTGCCTCCGCTTCGGCTGCAGTCTGAATGCTTTCTTTCCTTCTAAAGCCATTATCGCCTTTTAATTTACGAATCCTTTCACGTTCGACTTTCGATTCGTTTCTCCACCCCTTAGTGTGTGCATTCTGCACGCCTCTTCCGTCCTCCGGAAAATATTCAACAATGCAGCGGCAGTTATCGTGACGGCGATAGATCTCTTGTTTAACTGGATAATTGTACGTCCCCGCCAGATTTGCACACCACTTGCAGCCGTTGCCAGCATATCTTCTGACGATTTTCGGCTGCAGACCTGCGCTGGCGTGGAATTCAACGTTTTTAGCAAGTGTGTCATCAACAACGGACTGCGTGAAGTTAGCAATCGGACTGCCCATGACGAACTTGTCATTTTCAAAATCACCTTTGGACAGGCGCTCAATCAATCCATCAACCTTATTCTGATCAATGTCCGGCTTCAGTACGGCTAGGGTCAAGCCCGCCTTTCTATTTAGAACTTTCTGCACACCAGCCGCCAGTTCAGACACCAGTTTATAATTGGTACCCAGCGTTTTCTGTAACAGCCGTTGAGCAATATTGTAGTACATTGTACCGTTAGGCAATAATTCGTTTGTTACATGTTTTGTCAGGGCGTCAGAGAGCATGCAGCCGACCTCATATGCGTACTCATAAGCGTCAGCATATGTAGCTGACTTGTCCTCAAGCTTCTTCTGCACCTGTTTGACAATCCCGTTAGCAGCATATGACTTTTCAAATTCGTCACAGACCAGTTTCAGCAACTCCGGCAAAACATCATCAGTCATCGCTTACCACCTCTGACTGTGTAGTAATCTGCGGTTTGGTGTTTTCTGAACCGTGAATGCCAGTCAAATCCCTAATGGTCTCACCCGTCACAAATCCCGGAATTGCCTGATTGAGTTTGATTACGCCATCGCCAATCAGCGTCAGCGTATTAGCGTCGGCCTCGAATAACGGTTCCCACTTAACCTCAGTATCAACAAAACGGCTGCGTGCATAATGGAACTGGTCCTGAAGACACACCGCCGTATATGCGCAATTCAACAGGCCACTGCCCAGTGACCGCTGCGCCTTACGTCCAGCCAATCTCAGATTCTCGTGACTGGCCTTTATTGCCTCAACTGAAGAAGGATTATCAGACGCAAAGCCCAAATCATCTAACGTCAACCCCATTTCGCCCGCAAATCCGGCGGCGGCAGTTTTCAGCTGCTCGGTAAACGGAGCCATGCTTGCGGTCGTGAACTGGCCGACAGTAGGACGGTCGCCATCATCATCCTTGTCAATCCTCAAAAGAGATGAAACCGTTGCTCTCCACGCATCCATCGGTTCGGCATCAGGATCCATGCCAAGAATGTATTTCTGCGGATACGAATAAAATTCGGCCGTGACGTCGGCTCGCTCAAGCGTGCGTTTGGCGTAACGCTGATAATACATACCTGATCTGGTGATTCTTGACCGACCAAACGGTCTGACAGCGTCGGGCCTGTGAATGACTGGAACAAGCAGCGGCATACCAGCGGGATTGGCGATTGAATATGGTGAACCGCCTTTAGGGTAATACCATGTTTCAGCAGGCGTGAAATACGCTTCCAGAAGCGGTGCCTCTGTATCAGTATCTCGCTGAAGTACGGCATATCCTTCCGTTAGCAGACCCGTAATCGGGTCAATGACACCCGTGGCATTAGACGCTTCAATGACCTGCAGACGCACAGGATCAGCAGAATCAGAATCAGCAGAGACGTAGACAAAACAGCAGCTGCCAATCAATGCCGATAGAACTGCGCTGTCAAAAAACACATCGGGATTGCTCTGCTTAAAAATCTGATTTACTCCAAAATCATCATTTGCAAATTCTCTAAATACCAGTCTGTCTGCCAAAGCGTCAACACCCTTCGCATTCCACCCGAGTACCGCACGATACCGATCACGCACGCTAGGCGGGATAGTCAGTCCGACGGGGGAATCATGATATTTAGCTGCATACTGCCTGTATCTCATCAGAACCCGTGGCCTGACGGTTGCCAGCTTGCGTTTCAGGTACCCCATACCCTTAAATTCACTCACTTTATCTACTCCTTTCATGTCGCACGAGAAAAAATGTACAGTGACGGCGGGAAAGCACGGACGGACCGTGTAGGGGGTCTATACCCCCCTGTATCTGGACCAGTCCAGTGACTGCGGAAGATTCCTGTTGCCGATTACTTGAGGCTTCTTTTTAAATTCACTAGCATATAGCTTGTCCGATTTCTGACGGTTGCATTGCCAATGAGCCAGCTGCAGATTGTCCAGACTAGATGGATGACCACCCTTGCTAATCGGTACGATGTGATCAATGACAGGCGACAATGGATCCGGAGCTTTTAGTGTCTTGTCAACAGGCTTGCCACAAATCCCACAGATGTTTTGTGTCAGTAATATTCTTCTCTTATTCTTTTCAAATGCAGTCCTGTGCTGTCCTTGTCTGTCAGCTCTGACCATGCTGTCACCTCCACTGGTGGTATATAAAAAGGCAAGGGATTAACTTGCACTCCAGGGGGATGCTTACCATCTTGGCATGGTATCCCCAGGGGGGTGTTAATCTCTTGCCTTTTTCGACGTTATCATAATAGCATGTATGCACGGTTACTTTGTATACACTCCAACTACACTCTTACTACACTTCAACTACACTACAACTGCACTCAAACTACACTGATTGACTGAACGCCCTGAATGTAAAGCTTGGTGACATAGCTGCAACTATAGCTGACATCGTCCGCTATCTCTTCTAGAGACTGCAGGCCAATGAAGTATCGATCCAAAACCAACGCCTGCTTCTGATTGTCGAGAGCGTCAATGCATCGTGTAATGTCTGTCCTGTCCTGACGTGCATACTTGAGAAGCGTGTTGATTTTATCTTCCAACTCTTCCCTTTGAATAAGCTTGTCTGTCAGCGTTATTTTGACTGATGATTTAGGTTCGCTGCTCATGGCTGGGGACTTGAGCACGATAAGATCACTGTCAATCTGCGCCAGTTTATCTTCCAGCCGATGAATTTTTTCCATCTTCTTTCGATACTGAAAAAGATATGCTTTATTTGCCTTGAAGATATCTTCCAAGTAATATCACTCCTTTTGAATGCGTCAGTCACGACCCGCCTTAATCATGGCAATTGCCGCAATCATTCCGAAACAACTGACCAGCTGAAAGCGTAATTCCACCATAACTGATTCCTTTATCAAAATCAGCGGTAGCATAAACAGAATAATCGATGCAATCAGCAATATCTTGCCTGCTTTTGTCAAGAATTCCTTTCGCAGATCTTCTTCTATAGCTCTGTCAATTCGGTCTAGCTTCTCAGCATATCTTCGTGCTGCTTCATTGTAATCATATTCATCCTGTCTCACTTTTCTCTCCTTTCAATCCGTTTCTCACTTACAACGCAACCCAAAAATTCATTCGCATCGATCTGTGCTCCGAGGTTTACATCAACAAGGTTATATGCGTCTTCAACGGTTACGCTTCCTTGTTCGTAGTTAGTAATGACAGTTTCAAGTCCCTTCTTCATAGCCTTGTGACTTAAGCAAAGTTCATTCATTTCTTTTCCTCCTTAACTTTTCGTTCAGCTTCTTCGGCACTCTCTGCTTTAACCAGCTTATTCGTGATGACCTTGCCGATTTTAATGGTCACTAAGTAGTTTTTCATCTTCGTTTTCCTCCATTATCCAATTAGCACTTTACATAGTATCCACATTGCTGCAAACCATAACAGCAACAACGCTGTTACCAGACAGCCTGCTTTATCCTTAGAATCCATATCCTATCAACCCCTATTCCTTTAAGTCAATTTTGTTTAAGTGTTTCATGATGATGTTTAATATTTTTCCGACTTCTTCAAAATCATAGGTTCTTAGACAATCCTCATCTACAGGCTCACAGATTTTCCAGTTATTCATACGTTCTCTTTCGATAAATATAGTATGGTCCTTATAATAGACTTCCAAACTTTCGAGAAGTCTTTCGTCGAATTTCTTATTGTATTCAAGCTGGCCATTGAGATCCATAGCTTCAACATAAAGACTTACGTATGTTGCTTTTAACTCAGCGATCATATTTTTAAAATTCGTATTCATTCCGCATACCTCTGTTCTTTTTTTAGAATCCATATCCTACCAGTCCTTCCTTAACAATTTTGACCGCATCATCTGCGGACCGTGCAATGCCGTGAATGATCCTGTACCGGTTCAACATTTTATGGAAAGTGATCTGGTCCGGCCTTGGTCTGCCCGTTGCCGTCTTGACTTCGATGTAGAAAACTTTCCCGTCATTGATCCGGAACCCGTACAGATCAGGATGACCTTTTGGTAGTCCCGTATCAAACCATCGACCGTCTTCAAGCCGGACCTTGCCGACGTTTGCTCTGAACACCCTGCATCCGTTTTCCGACAACGCTATTTGAATTTCATTCTGAATTTTATGTTCTGGACTCATTAAAAAAATATACTCCTTATCATTCATTCATGCGGTTATACACGCTTTTTGCATAAAGGTCACGGTTCAGACCGTGACCCGATAAAATGAAAAAAATCTCTGCATTCTTACTCTCCTAACGGTTTTGGCAATCGGTCACACGGTCACGCTTATTTTCAACTTTCCTATAGTAGCCCCTTTATTACTGCTACTACCCCCTATATATATATATATATATATATATTATTATTATTATTATTATTATTATTATATAGAGTAGTAGTGTGACCTTAAACGCTCTGACCCTACAGCCTCAAGGTTTTTAGTCGGTCACAGTCTTAAAAAAATACCGTGACCGGCTAAAATTGAATAAACGCTCTAGCCTTACGGCTACAAGGGATTCAGACGGTCACACTTCTAAAATGGGGAAGCGTGACTATACGTTACCTCAGATATCCTCGCTTGGATCTGCCGTTGATTTTTTTATACCCCTTCCTGAAACCGAAACGATTGACCATGATATTCGAAATACGGTTAGACAGTTTTCTGTCAGATGCCAAGCTTGTAATCGATAAGCCAAATTCGATATCAGCCGAGCTGATAAAATCCTTGTCCTTCCAATTATTCTCAATCAGATCTTCAATCTCGTCCTCCAATTCATCCGTGTGCATGAAGTTTCTGCGGTACTCGGCAATCATTTCATCTTGTTCTGCATTGAACGTGAATTTAAAATCAGGTTTCTGACGATACTCGACCACTGCCTGCCCCCACACCTGCTGCGCGAGGTCAGGCGTCAAATCCTCGACGGGATTCATAGTCTGCTTGTCCTTGTTGACCAGGATCGGCAGGAAACGTCGTTCGCCTGTCTTATCCTTGAGATAATACAGATCATTTGTTGTCCGCACCAGCAGAAACTTCTTAGCGAATTGCGACACGCTCCGCCCGTATGGCTCACGATATTCAAACTGTTGCATCGTGACGAACCGTTTCAGCTCTTCAAACGACGCTTTGCGAGTGGCGGTCATTTCGTCATCGTTGACGATCAGCGCCTTTCGCATAACCGAAAAATCGTCTTTGTCGGTAAACGTGTAAAACTGATCAGTGTAGTACCCCAGCGGAGCGATATTTTGCCAAAAAGAAGTTTTGCCTGCGCCTTGTCCGCCGACCAGATCAAGAACGAAATCGAACTTTACGGACGGATCGAAAATTTTAGCAACTCCCCCGTAAAAAAACATTTTTGTTGAAAGCACTACTTCTTCTCGTCTTTCAGCTCCCAGAAAATCGCAAAAAACGGTAGTCAGCCTGTCTTTGCCATCCCACTTCTCAGCAGCTTCTTCCATGTATATCTTCAGCGGATTGTACCCGTTGTTGTACGCTACCTGTTCGATTGCGGTTCTGATTCGCAACTGGTCAAACAGAACGTGCTGATACTTTGCGCTGCTCTCAATGTAGCAAGCGATTGAATCGACATACCCGTCACGCACGAAACCTTTAGCGATGTGCAGCTCAGGGCAATATTTGACAACTTCGACGCACTCGGTGTACTCGTTGTACCGGAACATCCCTTTTAGCAAAGGATCCATTTCTAAAATTACTTTGATGTTAAAGATCGAATTGCGTTTGATATGATCTTTTGAATCGACCAAAAAAGGCGACTTGTTGATCTGGAGCCCTTTCAGCTTTTCTGCATCATCGCTTTTGATTAATTTCAAGAGCCTCCCTCCTCCCTGCGTCTTAATTCTGCCGTGATAATGCTTTGTACGGTTCGCTCAACTTCTGCTTCACTCAAAGAGTGTTCAGTGTTTTCGTTCGCAAGCAAAGCGAGATTGTAGGCTATCTGAGGATCGACGTTGCGTCTGAGCAACCCGCCGACGAAAACGGTTAGCGCATTGTTGCGCCCTCCGGTTTCACCTAAACCGGTTATGATTTGCTCAAACAGTTGTGTAGTCTGCGTTTTACCTCCGAAACTTCCTGCGAAATTTGCCTGAGGTGCAGCCCGCACTGATTTTTCTTTGATCAAGTCAAGCAAGCCCTGGTCGGGTTCTCTCATAACACCCGTTTTGCTGATCCATTGATATGGCTTATCATCAATGACGGACGGCGCGACTACCACGTAATTGTTGACGTGCGCTTTGATGTCAACACCCGGCAAAAAAGCGATGTTTTGCGCAATTTTCGTACCGGCCGGCTTCTTGAAGAAATACTGAAATCCGTTATGCGCCGTGCGTTGCGCCAGCGTGTCCTTGAACCACTCCGGATGGCCCGTCTTTTTGATTTCCTCAACTCCGTCTGCCCCGTCAGCGTGACGGTCGATATCGACCACGAAGAATTTATCAGTTTTAAGCGCAATGTTTGCATACGGATGTTTGTTCCAAAATGCTTTGATTTCATCTGGCGTCATTGCCGGTAGTCCGGCGAACTTCTTAAGTGGCTTTTTGCCGACCGTCGGGATTACGTAAAAACCACGCTCTGCATAACTCATGGCGTAATTAACTAGATTTTCCATTATCTCACCTCGCATAACGGGCATCTCACCCGTCCGGCAGTTATACGCCTACTGGCCTTCGATTTCCTTAGAATGGCAAATCGCTATCGTCAACGTTGTCTGCAGCGTTAGCAAACGGATCTTGCGGCGCTTCCGCTTGTTCTACCTTGATGTCTGATTCAGCAAAATCATAGTTGCGATACGGGCTTGACGGGTCTTTCTTGTTCGGTGATTCCGTAATCTTCATTTGCATGACCTGCCCTTCATGCCCTGCGTTGAATTTGGCAACCACCCGCTCGTAAATGCCGGTTTCATCCCCCGCCAAGTCATCAGGCGTCAGTTGCAATTCGCTCAGTGCTGCAATCTTAAACAGCAGCTTGATGTTCTTAGATACGACGAAATCCGGCATCGGCGATCCGTCTTTCTTCTTGTCAGCAAGGTTGACGTGCACAAATTCTTTGCGCCCTGCGTCAGCACCGGCGATTACTTGGAAACTGAAGTTAATGCACTCATACCCACTTGGAAAAGCAGCATGGTTAACCTTATCAAGCATAACCTCATATGTCCCCGGCTTGAGATTGTCAAACCCGTCATTAGCACTGTCTGTCTTAGCGTTCCAACCACTCTTCATAATTTCATTAACTGCATCTTGTAAACTCATAATATTTTTCCTCCTAGTTATTTATCTTGAAACATACCTTCAACTGAACTCAACAGTTTCCGGACACGTTCGTTTTTAATGTCTTCCGCCTTGTAAACTTGACGGTAATCCGTCACTGAACGTCGGTAGACGTTCTTACCAAATTTTTCTGTATGAATGACCAGATCACAGTTCCCGTTCACGACGTTATAGTACTTGGTTTTAAGGCTAGGTACTTTTGATGTTGCGCCCGTTTTGTCATCGACAAGCGCCAACTCACGGCTGATATAGATAACATCTTGATCCAATGCCTTCAAATCCATCACGAACTGTTGCAGGACTGCATTGAATGCCGTGTATCCTCGTGCGTATCCGATATCTCCAAGCGACTGAACGTGGTTCTTCAAGCAGATTGCCTGCTCGATCATGACGCAAATATCGTCGATTACGTCAACGATCACCGTCTGGAATGTACAGTTTGGTTGCTGAAGTGCCGTTACGATTTCGTCTAACTGCTGAATGCAGCTTGATTTTAAGTTTCCTCGTTCGTCACGCACATTTCTAATCTGAATGCTCGGGGCAGTGCCCTGCTCCGAATTTCCGTCAGTATTGAGCACCAGCGGATGAGGGAAGAAACTCGTAAAATAGCTTTTTCCGCTCATTGTTGCGCCGTACACAAAGAAGTTGTGCGGCTCTTTTTTTGGTTGACATGGTTTGTCTTCAGGTAAAATACCCATAAAAATTCCTCCTCATTATCTTCTTGGCAGACCCGGCAAGTTATGATCTTCCGCCCAATGGTATGCCCATCCTGTTTTCCAACCTTTGAGTGCTGCGTATTGCAGACACTCTCGGTAGTTTTGCAGCTCCCATTGGTCTTTATCGCCCAGATTGTTCCTAATTTGTTGTTTCATATACTTTTCAGCATATCGCCTCCTTCTCTGCTCAGCGGTATCGATTTCTTCAATCTCGCCCTCGGCAATGTGCAGCTTTCGCTTTGGTGCCGGAATGACAGGATTGTATCTGCAAAACGGATCTAAACACGTATTGTCGTTTTCTCGAACAGCTTTCGTGTTCCATACCGCCATACATTCAGGGCACTGGCAAACGGTCGGACCATCGACGTTTTTCTGCCGTCTTGCTTTGGTGCGCATCATCTCTGCCCAGTCCCGTTCTTCTGACGGCAAGCCGTGGCGTTCCCAGTTACCGACCATATCGATAATCGTTGCGGTTTTTCCCTCCCTCGGATTCAGGCACCGCATCGCAAATTGCAGAAAAAGCGCCAGCGACTGGGTAGGCCTTGCCATAATCACACAATCGACGTTCGGTAAATCAATGCCCTCGGTAAAAAGGTTGACGTTCGTCAGAATTTTGACCTTGCCGTCTCGAAAATCATCGACTATTTTGTCTCTGACATCCGGTGGTGTATCGCCGTCAATCTCTTCGGCGGATATCCCTGCATCCTTGAATGCTTCCGCACATAGCCTAGCCGTTTGAACACTGAACCAGTAAACCACCGCTTGCTGGCCGTCAACTCGTTTGCGGTATTCACTTACAACGGATTGATAAATGCCTTTTTCGATGGCATCCGTCATTGATCCGACCGTAAAATCACCCGTTGACGATTTTTTGAGCTTGTCATCATCAATTTTTTTGCGGGCAAAATAACGGAATGGAGCAAGAAAACCGATATCCATCAGTTCTTGTATCTGCTTGCCTTCTACGATGTCAGTTGCAATTTGATCGAGCTGCAGCCGCCCCATTCTGACAGGCGTTGCCGTAAACAGCAGCTTGACGGCTTCAGGAAATGCATCGAGAACTTTAACGTAAGTCTTCGCTAAAGCGTGATGTGCTTCATCAACAAGAATCACGTCCGGTTTGGCTAGCTTACCAATGTTTCTGGTGAACGTCTGGACCATTCCGATTTGGCAGAATTCCGGCTTTACGTTCTGTTCGGCAAAAGTCTTTTTTACCTGATCTACAATCTCTTTTCTATGAACAATAAATAAAATCCTGTTTCCCTTCGCCGTGGTCCGCCTTGCAATCTCTGCCATGATAACTGTTTTGCCGGTTCTTGGCGGTGATTGAACAACAATGCATTTGTTGTCCCTTCTTAAAGAGCGGTAGATGTTATCTAGACACTCCTTTTGATAGTCTCTTAACTCAAATGTCACTTAATCACGGTCTTCCGATTAGGCTTGGTATGGACCCCGGGGACTTCTTCGCCGGCTTTAATAGCTTTGTAAATCGCCGTTTTGTCCGGTGTGACAGTTGTCTTCGTGACCATATACTGGTCCGGAATCGCTGACGTGTCATCGATTACCACGCTTGCCTTGTAGTTGCGAGGCTTGAGTACGTGATTCTCGGTCTGCAATTCCTTCATGCCTGCATCGTCCATGGCTTGCGTCATGTAGGCGTTAAGACGATTTACCGTGTTTTCAGCGGACTTTTTAGCAAGCTGCAGCTCCTTGATTTTTTTAGCGTAAAAGTCGCCCTTGGCGGTGTTGCGTTCAATTAAGAATGCGATGTTGTCAAGCGTGGTGTCCCTTGCTTCACCGATTGATTCAAGTGTATCTTTCAACACTTGTTCAGAGACGTCAGTTCCGTCATCGAAAAGTGCTTCGACTTTTCTGTAATTTTCATTTAAGTCAAAAAGATTCATTTTTATTTCCTCCTGTTTTTGTGCTATAATAAACACGTTTTAAGTTTTAAAATTTCGGGCCGTTCCTTCTTTCAAGGGACGGTTTTTTTTAGTATCCGAGCTTGTCGAACTCTTTTAACATTTCCCACAACTTTTGCCTTACAGGGTCCCACTTCCGCCAGTCTTTATAAACTAGCTGATCCATGGCCCAAAGCAAGCTATGCGGTTTCTTGGCTTGTTTCACAAAGGCTTTTACAATTTCCTCCGGATCATCTGACGGTTCAATCAGACGGGGATTGCCCGTTTTAGGATCTACCATCAGGCAGAATTCTTTTGAATGCTTCATTTACTCACCTTCTTCTTCATTCTAGAATTCGTTTACTGTGCCGACGATTTTGCCGTACATTTTGCACTCGCTCATGATCATACGGTACTCGGCAGAATCCTTTGCAACCGTTCGGCAATCTTCGACCCTGTCTATTTCTTGCCCGTTTAATCCGTCAACAACCACTTTTACTCCATGAGCCACCGTGATTTTAAACGGCGGAAACTCGCAAAGTCGCCACACAACGTCATCACCTGTGTTTACCCACGCTAAACCGATGAAATCCGTTAACAGGATATCTTCACGCTCTTTTCTGATTTCAGATAAGTTTTTCATTTTTTCTCCTCCTCGATTCGCTCGATTTTATACACCAAATTAGCATTGAGTATTAAATCAGCACCGTGATAATCATCGTCAAACCAAATGCAAACAAAACCTTTATCAACTTCGGCATCGTAAACGTCTAAAGTTGCAATGTGACCCACGATCGCCTTACCCTCTTGCTTGCATTCTTTGTACGTAATCCTGAATTTTCTCATTTGATTTTCGCCTCCAATTGTTTGTTTTTGATCTTCATCAAAACTTTGTGGTTATGTTGCGTTAGCCTCAACGCAATCAGCAATTCCTCTTTGCTCATTCGTTTTCCCTCCAGCTTTCTTCTAATTCATCTAAGAGTTCTACCATTGAAGGAGCTATCTCCGGTTTCAGTTCATCAAACATTTTTTGTGCAGCTTCCTCTCTGCCTCTCTTCTTGTACTCGAAAATCACATAAGCCAGTGACATCAAGCCAATGAGGCTCTTTGAGTCGTCTCCAGCTCGTTCATCAATTCTATCTGATATAGTTCTAAAATCGATTACCCTACAATCAGAAAGCATTGCCATGGCTTCTAACGCGGCTAACTCTTCAACTGCTACTGGCACCAGCAATTCCTTCTCGTTCATTTATTGCCACCTTCTTCAATATCCTTGATTGCCTTTTCCATATCTTCCGCATCGTTTTTATTGCGAGTACGGATAGCGTTGATGAGCTTGTTACGGTTTTTACCTCTGCTTCGTTCTATCTCCAGGACGGTGAACGCATTAATGTATGCATTCATCGTTGTTCCCAGTCTCTCATCTACACGGAATGCCTTTTTTATCATTTCCATGCTTTTTTCCTTTCCGTTGATTGTCTTCCAACCACAAGATGGCAGCATAGCCAGAAGCATGGCAAAGTCTTTAGTTTCAATGGTTACTGATGAATTTTTTACAAACATTATTTTTATCTCCTTATCTTGGTAGCTTGGCCCGCCAGTCAATCCGCTGGCGGTTTTCTTCCATCCATTCCTTTGCCGACTTGGCAAAGATTATGTTTTGTTGACCACGACCGTTGGCACGGATCAGCCAGCCATCAGGCCCGGTAATTTCGTCGTTAAACCGTGAGAAGATATAGAGCGCTACCCACGCTCGGCTTTTGTTTCCGCAGCACTTTTTGCGGAATTCATCGAGCGACCATGTAATGCCCAACAAATCTTGATTAAGCAGATCATCAATTCTGCTGTTAACCAAGTTTTCGACATATTTTTGGTCAACAGTTATTTCTATTGGTGACATATTAAATCCCCCTTCCTGATTGCACTCAAAAGTACCCTCTCTAGCTAAGCTTAAAGTCAGAGATGATCTTTAAAATCACTCTGTTTGCTTGCGGATTTCTCTTGCGGCCCGCTAAATAATCTGACAAATCTTGTTTAGACATCCCGTACATCGTTGCTAACGATGCAATCGATATGTCATTTGCGTCAAGATATGCTTTGATTTTTTGCCTTCCATTTAAGGTTTCTGGCATGGTTGTCACCTCCTTGTTTTTTTCCTCCCCCCCACCCGTAAGAAAAAATGATAGAAAAAAATGCACAATATTATTGACTATTAACCCATAATAATGTACTATTAAAGCGTACTTAATAAGCATCGAAAAAGGCTTGTTCTTTGGTCGGTCAATCTCTTTTTCTTTGCTTTTGTCTATCAACTTAACTTACAAGAATGAGTATAGCCCATAATAATGTGATAGTCAACAGATAAATCACACTATTTTATACTTTTTTTCTTGTAACTCATTTTAGAAAGGGCGTTAAATACTGCTATGACAATACTTGAACGCATTCAAGAGCTTGCTCGAAAAAAGGATAAAAATTTAAAAGAAATATCTTTGGAACTTGGATTCAGTAAGAATTACTTATACTCGCTTAAGACGCAAGCACCTTCTTCTGACAAACTGGCCAAAATTGCTGACTATTTTAAAGTGTCTACCGATTACCTGCTAGGAAGAACTGATGATAAAACCTCGCTATCTCCTAAAGAGATGACTGATATAGGCCAACTTGCTGACCGAATGCTAGATGGTCTAGAATCTGAAAACAGTGTTAATTTCTACGGAGAACCTATGAGCGATGAGGATAAGGCCGCTTTGAAAGCTGCACTTCTAGTTGCGCTTGAAATGAATAAAAAGAGAAGTAAAAAGGATTGATGTTATTTGAATATAAAAAAAGAAGTCAATTACTTGGTTGACAGTTGTGGAACTACTGACCCTGCTAATCTGATTAAAGAAACAGGTGCGTGCATAGTTGATACTATAGATTTGCCAGACAGCACTTTAGGAATGACTGTTAGCAGCTATGGACAAACTACCATGCTTATCAGTCCTAAACTGGAATACCCCAAAAAAGATTTTGTCTTGGCGCATGAGCTTGGACATATTATACTCCACTCGGGAGAATCTACGACGTTCTTCAGAAGATTGGAATCCAGTACGCAGGTGTCTAAAATTGAAGCTGAGGCTAACGAGTTCGCATTGGCTTTATTGCTGAAAAAAGTTGATGTCAGTCCTGACTTTAACGCACTGGATTTTGTTAGATCTTATCAACTGTCAGATTGCATGGTAAACTTTATAAAACCGTAAGGAGGCAAGAATATGAGTTTTTTTGATGTATTTAAAGGTAAACAATATAAAAAAGAACTAGAAGAATTGAAAAAGTCAAAAATGTCTATTGAGCAAATGGATGCTTTTGAACTTCAACAATCAATTATCGATAAAAAGAAAGAGCTGGACGAACTCAACTCTAATGTTGAAAAACTGAGCACGGAGAAAAAAACTCTCGCCGACAAGCTCAATGAACTTTCGCAAAAGATTGATAATGCTAACAGCACTATAGAAATGCAAGAATACGGATTATACGAACCAAAATATGATTTTGCAACGTCTCTCGGATATAAAGAGAAACTAACTGAAATTCGAAAGAATCAAAAAGAGATGATAAGAAAAAAAGTTGCTGTTGATTACAGGGAAGACTGGACTGTAGATGGAAGCAAGGCCAAGGGAACTAAAATGACTAATGATAGTATCAAATTGGTTTTGCGGGCATTTAACAACGAATGTGAGGCCGCCATTAATAAGGTTAAATATTCTAATTACGATTCAATCCAAAAAAGAATTGAGCGTTCATACGAACAAATCAACAAGTTGACTTCAGTAACTCAAGTGTCTATATCTTATTATTATTTGAATTCCAAACTAGAAGAATTGGCATTGGCATATGAATACGCAAAGAAAAAGGAACAGGAAAAAGAAGAACTGCGCGAGCAGCGTCAACGTGAGAGAGAAGAAAAAGCCTTGCAGAAAGAAGTTGCTCAAAAGAAAAAGGTTATCGACAAAGATATTACCCATTACGAGAATGTGATTACTGAATTGCAAGAAAAATTAAAAAACCTTACAAACGATGCTGAAGTGAAAGATATCAACGATCAAGTTGCAGAATTAAAGAAAAAAATAGATGATCGGGAAAAAGAGAAAGAAGAATTGGATTATAGAACCGCCAATGCTTCAGCCGGATACGTTTACGTTATAAGTAATATTGGATCTTTTGGTAAAGATATTTTCAAGATAGGTGTAACGAGAAGGCTCGATCCGCTTGAAAGAATTTCAGAGTTGAGCAGTGCATCAGTCCCATTTAAATTCGATGTCCATGCTCTGATTTTTAGCTACGATGCCTACAAGCTTGAAAATGAGCTTCACAGCTATTTCGACAAGTATAAGCTCAACAAGGTCAACAATCATAAAGAATTCTATAAAATCCCTATTGAGAAAATCAAAGAGAAATTAGCTGAATATAAAGAATTAACTATTGATTTTGAAGAAATGGCAGACGCTGAAGAATATAGACAGACTTTAGCAATAGAAAACAATGACAAGTAAACAAAAAATCGCATCCCCTCCACCAACGCCAATCGGAAAGGGAATGCGAATCAAAAAAACAACGCCTAAAAGGTGCGCTATTTGTATACTCTATTTTATCATTTAAAAGGAGGAAATACCATGGCTAGTTACAAAAAAACAAAAACTGGTTGGTCAGTACGTGTCTCCAGACGCGAAAACGGAAAACTGAAACAAGTTTACAAAGCTGGATTTGCGACAAAAAACGAAGCCAAAGCTTTTGCCCAAGAAATTGAATCCGCAGAATCAATTGGGAATAAGAGAGAGAAAACATTTGCGGATTATTTTACTGAATGGCACGAAACATATAAAAGCGGTAAAGTCGCCCCCAGCACTTATCGTAAATATCTGCATGTCGATAAAATTCTGCATGACCACTTCCCTGATACCACGCTATCTGACATGACCAGACAGAAGTACCAGGCCTTTCTGAACGACTATGGAGCTAATCACAGTAAGGAGATGATGTCGGAAGTTAACGTCTACGTGAGGAGCTGCGTCAAATCCGCCCTGTATGACGAAATCATCAAAAAGGATTTTACCATCGGCATCGAGCTGCCTTATGACCGCTCGAAAACGTGGAGTGTTGAGTATCTCAGTCTTGATGAAGTCAAAACGCTGATACATGAAGCCACGGCCAGTCTTGATCCAAGATACACTAGTGCCTACATGGTCATGACTGCAATCTATACAGGCATGAGGCTTGGCGAAATTGCCGCCTTGACGTGGAATGACATTGACTTCATGCACAAAACCATCTCAGTCAACAAGTCCTACTCATATGTACAACGCGAGCTAAAAGATCCTAAGAGCAAATCATCAAAACGTGTCATCGCCGTCAACGACGGACTGCTCAGAATTCTGCAACAACTGCGCCCTAATGGAAATATCATGGTGTTTGTCAATTCTCGTGGCGAGTTGCCAAGCAGCAATGCAGTCAACAAAACATTACGCAAACTCATGGCCAACTGTGGCCTGGAAAAGAAGAATTTCCATTTCCACAGTCTCCGGCATACTCACGTCGCATTTCTGTTATGCCAAGGTGTCGACCTGTACGCCATCAGCAAACGGCTCGGACACAGTGATTTGACCATCACGATGAAGAAATATGCATACCTTATGCAAGAATACGAAGCGGAGCAAAATAAATCCATTGCAACAAAATTGCAACAACTTTAATTTTTTTAGCTCTTTTTAGTTACAACTACAAAGAAAAAAGCCCGTCAAACGGGCTTTTAACACATTTAAAAATTACTTGTAATACCGGTGATCGGGGTCGAACCGATACGTCCTCAACGGACACTGGATTTTGAGTCCAGCGCGTCTGCCAATTCCGCCACACCGGCATAACAACAAAATATATTTTACCAAGTCTGGCCGCATTTGTCAAGCGACCGAAGGCGGTAACCGGAATCGAACCGGTGATGAAGGTTTTGCAGACCTCTGCCTTACCGCTTGGCTATACCGCCATTCTTTTTTCACGAGATATGAAATATCTCAATTGGGGTAACTGGATTCGAACCAGTGCATGACGGTACCAAAAACCGTTGCCTTACCGCTTGGCTATACCCCAATGAAGGGCGGTAGGTGGGAATCGAACCCACGCGTGCCGGAGCCACAATCCGGTGCGTTAACCACTTCGCCACTACCGCCATCATGGCAGGGATAGTAGGAATCGAACCCACACCGACGGTTTTGGAGACCGTAGTTCTACCTTTAAACTATATCCCTATCATGCAATGGAAGGGAGTGGATTCGAACCACCGAACCCGAAGGAGCGGATTTACAGTCCGCCGCGTTTAGCCAGACTTCGCTACCCTTCCATGGTGGCGCGGGACGGAATCGAACCGCCGACACAAGGAGCTTCAATCCTTTGCTCTACCGACTGAGCTACCGAGCCACAATGTTGATAATATAATATTAATTAAATTGTTAATTAATACTACGGTCCTAACCGGATTTGAACCGGTGATCTCCTGCGTGACAGGCAGGCGTGATAACCCCTACACCATAGGACCATTCGTATTTAGTGGAGGATACAGGGCTCGAACCTGTGACCCTCTGCTTGTAAGGCAGACGCTCTCCCAACTGAGCTAATCCTCCATAAGTGACCCGTACGGGATTTGAACCCATGTTACCGCCGTGAAAGGGCGGTGTCTTAACCACTTGACCAACGGGCCATAAAACAATAAAACGGAGAGTGAGGGATTCGAACCCTCGAAGGAGGTCATTACCCCCTTACATGATTTCCAATCATGCTCCTTCGGCCTCTCGGACAACTCTCCATCCAAGAACTCCGGCAGGCGGACTCGAACCGTCGACAGCCTGATTAACAGTCAGGTGCTCTACCAACTGAGCTATGCCGGAATAATAAA